GCGCCATAATTTCCGTTTCCAGTTGTTCTAGTATTGGCGGCATTGATAATTCCACAATCAAAGTTCCCAGATGTAAAGTATGTTCCAACAACAACCTCAACATACCACTTACCACTAGACACCGATTGAGTGCTAAAAAATCCACAGCCCCCAGCGCCAGTACTGGTGATATTCCCATCAAGGTTTCCGTTTGTTCCAGTCTTTGTGAAATTGGTTGTTGGTGGGTCAAGCGGATTCAGCGTAGCGTAATTCCCCGCATCTTCACTCGTCAGCGTTGGCACATCGGTCATGGAGTCGTATGTCACCCCGCTAGTCACGCTGATGTTGTTAGCCGTCCAGTTGTTGCCTTGACCGCTGGTGTCATAGCCCAGCGTGGTCGTGCTGGTGTTATCGCTGAAGTTCAGATAGAACCCGTTCGTGCCATACGTCCCGGTGTACTTGATTGGTTGCCATACCCCGGTGTCTGAGTTGTATTCGCCGAAGTAGGTGGGGTCTAAAGCTTGACCGTCGATGAAGTTGATTTCGGTTAGGTAGCCGTCGAAAAAACTTTGTGCGCTACTAATAACAACCGCGCCTAATTCATGCTGGGTATTGTAATTAAGCACACCATCATAATTTTGAGTTGGATCAGCAGTTGCGGAAAAATTGGTTATTTGTACACCGTTTACATATAGTTTTGCCCTATCATCCGCAGTTGCTTGAGTTGTGTCTAATACGGCAATAATATGATACCAAGCAGAAGGGTCACGGAATACCTGAGATGTTGACCTCCGTACCTGATATGAACCTACATAATTGTAAAATGTAAACGTATCGTCCGCTTCAAACCTAATACCAGCCGCACCGCTTAATCCTGCGGTGTAGTTCCCAAATACAAATTGTTCTGCGCCTAACTTACCACGCTTAATCCACGCGCTCCAAGTCCAAGTCTTGCGGTTGCCAGCAGACGCAGGTGTCCAATTTAAATAAGCAGACGCACTAGACCGAAAGCGCAGGCTGCGGTCAATGGTGTACGGTGGTGGAACAGACGCCCCAACCAATGCCTTGTTGTTATAAAACTTCACGAATAGTTACCTGACCAAACTGTGTGAATGGATGTAGTGCTACGCACCACATAGTCAACCCGATCAACCGCATTAGCCGTGGTTGTCAGCGTAGGAGCCGTGCCGCCAGCAAAATCCCAGTAGCCGCCCCACGACAGGGTACGGCTACCCGTTGCGTCTTGCACAATAAAGATGCTGCCACTCTGACCAGCTACTAAATTGCTTGGGTTTGCCATAACGCGGTTGTCACCCAACGTAACAGTAAAGTTATTGTTGGTTGAAAAATCAGGCGTAATGGTTGCACTATCGGCCAGCGTAGAAATATCCTCGCTGGGCAAGTTAACAGTATAGTTAGAGTTAATATTAGGTGCTTGCAGGGTTACTGTCCCTGTTCCACTTGCGTGGCCTTGAAGTGCGATTTTAGACATTACATACCCTCTACAACAGACTTAAGCGCATCAACATCTGCTGCCGAATCAATGTTTGTTTGAGCCGTAGCGTACTTAGCACGAATCGCCGCCCGCGCCGTTTCGGCTGCATCAGCATCAGCGCCAGGAATCTGCTTCATGATTACTTCATCATGAGGAGCAAACTCTTCTGCGCGCTTAGCGCGGCGCATGTCATGGGCAATGCCCTTTGCTTTGGTTAGGTTAACTACAATCATGCTTGATACTCCCATGCGTTGCGGAATGTACGGTCGGTGGGCACATCGGCGGCATCTACAATTTGGTACGGCTTACCTGCCGGCACTGCTTTTAGCACTTGCTCTTGGGTTGCGCCAGGTGCAGGAACCACTACGGATACACCGCCCTCATCGTTTGGGTAAATAATTCGTTTGTTTTCCATGATGATTTCCTCTTGAAAAATGTTTGTCCTTTAGCGGAATATGACAACGTCAATTGGCGATGTGTCAAATTGCGAAGGAGTATTAGTTTCGACATCAATTCTGACACTAGAAGTAGTACGGTCCACTCCTGCGGGCGGATTTAAGTTTAATGATTCAGTAGCGTTAGAAGCAGAAACAATGCAAACATAATTCGCATCCACCAACTCTGTCGCGAAGTTCACCGTATAACTTCCAGGACCGTTATCCACAACAGATGACACATTAAACGCCGCTTTAATACCACCGTTAGCTACAGTAAATGGCGAAGTTCCAAATGTTCCATCAAAATTAATCCACGCCTTAGCAGAACCATTGATGACGTTGGTTACATCTGTGCTTTCGCTATCGGCTACGTTGGCAATTGTTGTTACTTTTAGTTTGCTCATGTTTGTCCTTTAGCGGAAGATGGCGATTGACAAATATGGATAATCTATTACACCGCTACCTGTTGGCGATTGACCTAGAGAAAGAACCCGTATAGAAGAGGCAGATACTGTTTGAGTTTGAAATATTCTAGCGTAAGCGGAACCAAGATAAATGCCATCAGGAACATAACCCACAGTAAATGAGTAATTCGCATCAGTCATAGCAGTAGTGAAGTTCACCGTATAGTCACCAGTACCGTTATCCGTAACAGATGACACATTCCCTGCCGCACGAATACCGCCGTTAGCTACAGTAAACGGGCTTGTGCCAAATGTACCGTCAAAGTTAACCCACGCCTTAGCCGTGTAAACCTCTACCCCATTGGTATCTTTAATTGTGTTTACCTTTAGTGTGCTCATGGCTTCGGATACTCCTGTTTAACGGCAGCAATGGTTGCCTTCCAAGCGTCAATGCCCTCGTGGTAGATTTGGTCTAGCTGGTCAGGGATGGACGGGTATGCTGCGGCACGGTCACGCTGGTATTGCTTGGCGTCATACTCAGCTTGAAGCCGTGTAACCTCTGCCGTGATTTCAGCATCGGTTGGTTGCGTTTGGTTGGCGTCTAGCCACTCAAGGTCATCACCACGCAAGACCCACTCAGCACCGGGTCGTAGAGATTGAAGTGCGTCTACTTTGTTCATGCCGCTATCTCCATAAGAGTAATAACTGAAAAAGTTGGAGAGGCATATAAATTTGTTGGCCCATCAACCGTCCTATTAATAGCAAAATAATGGGTGGAACCACTTGTCTTCCCCTGTGCCTTATAAGTGACTGCTGAGGTAGTAGCTGGAGAATCTAGATATTGGATTGTGTATGGATTGGGTGAGTATTGGGAACCCCTGACGTTCCACCAAGTTCCATCCTCTGTGGTGCCACCATTATTAACCCCACCAGCACCACTAATAGCAGAACCGTCTCTCAACATTCTTCCTAAAAAACTTTGACTATCTACTTTAGAGATTGCTAGAGTTGCTGTAATCAGTATTTGGCTACTAGAACTTGATGGCGTAATACTAGCCTGCATTAAGTCTACGTAAGACGTGGCATTCGAATAAAAGTGAGTAGTGTCGATACTCTGCACCACTTGCAACACACGCCCAGCCGAGCGATAGGTTCCTGTTCTATCTAAATAATTATCAACCCGTAACGTACTCATACCACACTCCACTCAGAGCCACTAGGCACAGTTACAGTTACACCTGTGCTGATGGTGATAGGACCAGCAGAGAAAGCGTTGTAGTCGGTCGTGATGGTGTAGTCATAGTCCACTGTCTTGCTGCTTTCAAAAAAGACACTCTGTCCACTGCCGCCTGTACCAATACCAACAGATCCGGTAATGTATCCAGTGCCATCAATTACGATTGCCATATCTTGTCCTTAAAGTACAACAAACCGGCTTCCGCTAGAAACAGTAATAGCGACACCAGAATTAACAGTTAATGGGCCGGTAGACATAGCGTTTTTACCGGATGGGATTGTATAGCTCGCAGTGACCGTTGAATCGTTTTCAACAAATACAGCATCACCACCTTCTCCAGTCGCCCCGCCCCCAATAGAGCCCCAAGCAGATCCGTCATAGCCCTCAAAGTTTCCATCATCAGAGTTAAAACGAATATACCCGGCGTAAGCCGAGGAGTCCCTCTGAGCGGTAGTTCCAGACGGCAGCTTCTGAGAGCCGGTTGATGACGTTTGAACGCCTAGGTTTACGAGTGCTGCGGCTGCAGTAGTTGCATTGGTGCCGCCATCGGCAATAGCCAAAGCGCCACTAACACCATCAGCAACCAACGGGGCGCCTTCTCCTCGCTGATAAAACTCCTCCGCTACAACCGCAGTCATACGGAGTTCAAACTTATCACCACCCGAGAAAGCTCTAGCGGTTGTATTATCCTGCGCTCGAACAATAGTTAGGTTATCGCCCGACCTGGCCGTAACTTTTACGATTTCGTAATTGTTAGACGTATCTACCAAAGTAGCGTAAAAAACGTCAGAGCCACTCAGAGGGGGGAAGAGAGCACCTTCGCCAGAGGTCAACGATAGGCTGGTAGCAACACTTGTGATACCTGCCGATAAAGTTGAACTGGCATTGTTTTTAAATTTGATGGCCATGACCTACCTCGGTTTAAGAAACGGTAACAGTCCAGGTAATCGTCATTGAGTCACTGGTTCCTTTATTTACAACGGAGAACACCGTGCGGCAAAGCAAAGTACCTGAAGAAGAGGCATTGAACAAACCGGCCTCAACAACCGCCGCAGCCGAAGCTGGGGTGTTGGCTCCAAAGGTTGCAACATACTCAATTTCGTTTGAAGAAACGTTTGTGCTGGTTAGCGCAACACGAGCAACTTCAGTTCCAAGCGTGGTGTCGCCAGCGGCAGCAGCTGTGCTGCTTGTGCCAATAGCCATATGGCTCATGGCGGTTGCAGTTGCGTCTTTCATGCGAGAGGCGATATACCCTTTACCGGAGGTCACAACCAAGTTAGGGATGTCCTGAACTTGCTTTAGAACTCCGTCTTTGTCAAACACCTCAAGTTTGACTCGACCAATCATTTCGATTTTCGTGTCATTAACAATCATTTGATTTTCCTTTTAAAGGTTAATAAGGTTGATTACCCATTCAAAGCCACAGAGTTCAAAACAGATTTGTTTAGAACTGAGCTGTCCTCAACAATAGGAGTAACTTGAACATCTATTGAATCGGTTACGTATGGAGAAACGCCAGCTTCACCTACAACATCTAGATAAGCGTAGATTGGCCCACACGTTGCGCCATATTGAGCGGTGTAAAAACTCAAAGTAGAACTTTGAACAGTTACCTCTGGTGATCTAATCCATATATCATTAAAAGAACCAGAGCTGCTGGTTTCCGCGTAATAATAATAACTTCCTGTATTGCCAGAAGTTAGACCAGTACCGCTACTAGGAGTGCCTCCAGCATCAAGAACAAAAAATCCAAAAGCTCCGGTATTTGTACCTACATTAGCCCAAGACACCGCATCATAATCTGACTGAATGTTATCTAAATCGCCAGATGCTATTTGGCTATTATCCGCTGTTGTTTGTACCTCAAAGTTCTGGCTAACTGGGTCAAACGTGTTGCCGCCAATATTAAAATCATCAAGCTGCACGTCACCAGTATAACTTGAGCCAGACTGATAAAGTATTACAAGTCTTACTGTTTTACCAATGTAACTTGATATGTTGGCGGTTCTCTGTGTCCAGACAGAAGAGTTCTGAGCTGGCACAGATATTAGTCTGCTAGTTACGCCGTCAGGGGTACTTTGCGAACCAGTATCAGCTAATGTCTTGGCAAATAGTTTTTGATCATCTTCAGAAACCGAAGCAGAGTCAGACTTCAAAGAAGAATGACTAAAGGCAAAAGACTCAGAGCCTGAAACAGAATCAGACTGACCAGACCCAAAAGCATTTACTAACGCATCAGAAGCGGACAAGCTGTCTAGCTTAACCGCTCCAAAACTAAATAAGTCTTGATCGGATAGAGAGATGCTATCTGTTTTTGTAGCACCAAAATCAAAAGAGCTTGACTCTGATGAAGACACAGAATCAGTCTTGCCAAGTCCGTATGTCTTTTGAGACGCCTCAGAAACAAAGGCCGAATCTGATTTGTTTGTGCTGAATAATTTTGCTGCAGACTCGCTGACCGAAGCCGAATCAGATTTTGATGCAGACAAATCAAATCGACTTGCCTCTGATGCACTAACCGAATCAGACTTAATCAGAGCCATTGCTTTAGCAATGCTCTCCGAGATAGATGCAGAGTCAGTGGCTGGTATATCAATTGATAAACTTAGCCCATCACTTGCATAAACAATGTCTGCTTTTACTAAACCAAATGCAACCGCTATTGCCTCGGATACTGAGATCGAGTCAGACCGAACGCCATTACTAGAAAAAGATACTGCATCAGATATAGAAAACGAATCAGACAGACCTCGAAACAAAGCGGCAAGTATAAATAAGTTTTCGCCAAGATATATTGTTTCGTCAAAGTCTCTGAGAAACGTAAGCTCTGTGTTTAAACTATCATCTACAGCGAATACATCAGACAATCTATTTGAGAGAGCAAAATATAAAGCGTCTCTTAAGATAGACTGATCGTCTTGTATTGTTTTGTTTTTGGGGTCTTCGTCTACTGAAACAGCCGCAATTGGTGATACGTAATTTACAGTAGCCTTTACATCTTTATCGGAACTGGTCGATACCTCAACAACCGTGGACGATGGCGTGACTGCAAATACTTCAGCATCAATATCGCTAACAAGAATTCTGCCTGCCATTTGAGTTCCAATTAAAAGTCTGCTCTTACCTTAAACTTCACTAGGTCATAAACAGTTTGAACACCATCGGCAAAAGTTATTTCGATTTCACCCTCGTAGTTGCCAACCTCATCCAGAGTGCTTTCGCTCCACTGAAAGTAACACCGACCACCAGCTCCTGCGGTCATGTTCGTGTAATCAATGGTTCCGTCTGAATTCAAAACGCCTGGCAGCTTGGTTGCGCTTAGAGTCTCTTTTAAAGTTGTCTCGCCTCTTTTGCGTATTTTAAGCCTAACTACTGTACCGGCGCCAGATAGGTCAATAACACTATTGTCCTGGCTATCCGTCAAAGATAAAACTAAATGAGGCCTTGTGTCGTTTCTAACTAGATTGATTTTGTCCATTAGATTCTCCGAAACTGGACTTGGCGCGTTGAGCGGACATGACCAGACGAAGCCCTCTGGCGAGCAAGGTTGATGCCAGAGTTAAACAAGTTGTTCCTTGCTACTCCGATCTGCGGCTGAGAGTAGGGTTTACCCGGAGACAGCATCAGTCGAGTCAAGGCGCCATGAGCGATGACTTCGGCGTAGTCCTCGTATATCAGATCATCAACCTTAGTAGAAGAGCGTGACGGCTTGAGGGCTATCCTCATGGTCACTACATTCGACTCAGAATTCAGGGGGACGGGGAACAAAGAAAATGTCCGCTCGTCCTTCTGAATAATGAGGGTAGGGTCTGAGCGCCCGGCGTCTACATCATTAAAGTCACGGTTATAAAGGGCTGGCTTTGCAATGTCATCAGGGCTTGTTGGGACAAGCTCTGTATTTTTAAACCAAGCCTTAAGGATTTTGGACACAAGATAACCAGCGGGAGGCTCAAGGTCATAATCAACTTCTCCGGCGATAACTGACATTGGGTCATGATCAGTTTGAAGTATTAGCGATTTTTCGCAAAACTCAATAACAGCGTTTTTGATAGCTTGCGTCGCTATTTCATTTGTGCACCCCGGCACATGAGGCATAACCTCATCAAGAAAATCTTCGTATGTCTTCATAATGCAAGCAGCCCTGATTTAAATCTGTTAAACAAAACTGCGGCACGACCCTCAGAACTGTACTCATCATCCCGCACCTCGGCGCGGAAAACAATGTAATCCTTTAGGTATAAAGCATACATAATAGGAAGGGGAACATCATCCGACAGGTTGTAGGTTGATGTAATGGTTTTATAACCACCAAAGAAAAAGTCTGGTCGAATCTTGCGCGACTCCAGTACGCCGTCTATAGCATATTCAAGAAGCTCGCTGTCAGCATACCGAACTTTTTCTGAGTCCTGTAGTACGACTCGCGCACTATCAACAACGTTTTGAAATGTAGTTGCCATTACCAGAGATCTTTCCTAGCCCAATGGTTAGCGCTGAACTTATCGTCTTTTGTCAGTTGCCCACTCTTGTTTCTGATTCCACCAGAACGAGATAAGTAATTCGCGCGCCGCTTTGGGTCTTTATGTTGAGTAAAGTCTTCCATGCCGCGCAGCCCATATTTGACAAGCTTTACATCCTCGCCCTTTTTAGCTAGGACCATCTTCTTATGAGAGTCGCCCTTGGGTGCGGCCTTTGGTTTATTGAAGCCATCAAACGTATGACCACGATAAACAAGCTTGCCATTTTCACGTTTTACGTCTTTAGCTTTTGTCATCTGAATCTAGCAACCTTCTTTTTGATTTTGGATGGCTGGGCTACAAACTGCTTGCCTTTGGCATTGCCTTCGGCTTTGGCTTTGTTTGTCGCTCTCTTCTCCGAAGCAGATAAAGAAGACCATGCCGCATCAGGCAGGTACCTTTTTTCCCCCTTTGATGGCGAGCCGTCACTGGTCCGCCACTTTTCTTTTGTCCACTTAGATAAGTCTTCTTGGGCTTTTGTCTTGCCGCCAGTAAACCCTCCACCAGCAGCTTTGTAGCGTTGGGTTACTATCTGGGCTTTACGAGCAGACCACTCCCCGGCGTCTCCACCTTTGGAGCCAGCCATCACTTCTCTTTTGATGCGCTCTCTAAGCTTGGGTTTTGTATAGGCCATTACTTATTACCGTAGCTTAACAAGAAAATAATCATCCACCAGATAAGTCCAATAATAAAAGAGATGATTGCCAGATATATTGAGTTCCACATAAAAGCCTTGCGTCTTTGCGCTTGCCTATATATGGTTCTTTCTCTTTGCTCTTTTATCTGTCTGCGCATTTGCATCATTTCTTTGTACGCCTCGACACCGAAGCGTAACGTGATCATCTGCCTTAGCTCAGACTCCATCTCCTGAATCTTTTTCTTTTGAATAAGAGCGTTCATCGCCTCTTCTTCAACAGAACCAGAACTTAATAACTTTCTAAATATTGGCGGATTAGCTGCGTCTTCTGCGGCTTTATTTACATCACTGACGCCTTGGAAATACTTTCCAAAAAAGCCCGCCATATCTTCTAATTCACGGCCTACTTCCACCGCCTTTTTGATCCCGTTGAAAGCCGCAGTTGCAAGTGCGAATGCGCTAACGGGATCTATCATGTGGGTACCTACGTGTCTTTGTTTAACTGAATTGAAATAGACTCATGCGTCCCCACAGTCTCATTTATGCCTGGCTTCTTCTGCTGCCTTTTACGAGCGGCTAGATGTTTTGCCATTTCTTTTATTTCGTCTTCCTTTGCGACCTCTTTAGCTTTTACACTATCGTCAAAGACCTCGTACTTAAATGCAAAATCTTTCTCGATAATGGGGTCATACGATATAAGTTTACCGGTACGTTTATTTCGTAAATATTTCATACGTCTCTCTTAAATAGATGGGGCAGGACGGCAACCGACTTAATCGGCTTTCTCTACACGGGAGACGGCGTTTAGATAGCCGCCCGCCCCAAACTACTAGGCCTTCACAACAACGGCGTTAACCAGAGCTTCGGGCTTGGTCACGGCATGGCCGTAAACATTCAAGCCGCGAACGATGTTACCGAAGGTAGACACCGAGCGCAGGGTTTCCACGTTGGTGATTTGCGAAGCAAAAGACACAGCGTCCTTCGTGCCAGCCAAGATGTACGAGTCGCTATCTGCCGTGCTGGGCAGGTTGTTGCTCACATACATCGTAAAGCGGTCGATCTGGCCGATCATGCCGTTACGCAAAACGCTGGTGTCGTCACCAGTCAAGTAAGCTTGACGCAGCTCCGAACCTTTAACCAAAGCCGCAAACCAAGCGGGAACC